TCGGTGAGTTCACGCCGATCTCTGTCTTCCCCTACCACAAAGATCGGCGTGTACTCACCGACATATGAGCCGACCACGTTGTACTCCATCCACTCGATAGCCTCTTCGTGCGTCATCTCTTGATCATGTATGAGTACCTCTACGCACTTTTTGTAGTCGTACACGGCAATCAGTTTGGTGTGCTGCCACCCAAGACCGATCAATGCGTCCTCAAACCCATCAGCGTACAGCGTGTTCGGGTCAAGTGATTCTTCGTCGTGGGTCATGTCTTTCTCTTCGCAATTAGATCTTTCACGCTACCTATGTACTCCAATTCATCCCGTTCATACCATGCATATTTTTGCTTGGATCTGTGACGGAAGGTCAAGGCGTATGTATCACCCCAGCCCCTGTTGCGATTAGAAAGATTTGGATGGGCTACTTCCGTTATCACGGCTATCGTTCCCGTGCGCTTTATTCGCACAATGTCTGTGCGTTCTAACTTGTGCATCACTTTCTCCCCCTCTCTTCAATCAAGTGGACGATGTGGTCGCATGCAGTTGCCGCGCACGGTGCGTAATTTTCGCCCAACAGTTTGTAAAACTCCCCGTTCACTTTGTACCGTGCAGCATGCTCCTGCGCCAGTTTCTTGCACGCCTCCCGCTCGGCTGCTGCGACAAGGGCGGCGAAGCGTTCAGTTTTCTGCCAAGCGTCTTCGCTTGCTAGCCCCATAGCGTAGTCAGGGAATCCCGCCTCCCGCGCCATGCGGATGATGTCCTCGCGTGTCATGTCTTGCTCCCCCCGATCCCGTGAAACCGCTCGGCGGCGCGGAAGCCTAACTCAAAGTCCCGCCATCGTCCGTCGATGTCAGGTTTTATGTACGCCTCCGCAATTTGCTCCCTCGTCGCAGGCTCCGGCTTCTGCTCCGGCTCCGCAAGCGCGGCGTCAAGGGCGGCGAGGGCGGTGTCGGCTTCGTCATCCCACCAGTTGTCAAAGGACAGCAACGCCTCCCGTACCTGCTCAACCACAGCGCGGGGCAGGGTGATGTTGTCGGTCATCGCTGTCTCTCCATCCGTTCCATCTCGCTGCTCAAAGCGTCCAAGTCAGCGCGAAGTCCTTCCAACTCCTTGGCGTACTTGTAGCACCGCTCACGCAGTTGACGAATCTCCCTGCGGTACTCATCCGGAGTGTGTGCCAGTTTGTCCCACTCGGCATCCAGCGGGTCAGGCTGATATTGCGCGGTCATGGCTTCACCTCCACCATTGCACAGTGAACAACAACACAGCAATGAACATGAGAAGCACAACTCCAAGCATGATGCTAAGAACATTGATCGTGCCGTCGGCTTCCGCCAGTTTGTCTTTCAGGACAATCAGTTCTTTGTCCTTGAGGAACAGCGAGTTCTTGTGCAGCGAGTTCTCACGCAGCAACCCACGTATCTCTTGGTTCAGCCTGTCCTTGCTGTACTCCATACCTCTTGGCTCGTTCACCAGTATTCCCTCCCGCCCCTTGAGCAGCGATAGTTAGGAGGGGGAACTCGCCCCCACTCCCGTGTGACATTGTATTTGTGTTGTAACCACCACCGTTTGATGGCACGGAACATTACGCACCCTTCCTTGCGTCGATCTCACGCTTGAGATACCACGCAGCCTTCTCCAAGTCCTGCACAGGGTCGGAGTCCTTCTTACCCGCACGGCTGATGTACTTCACGACATTGCCCAGACGGTAGTTCAAATCTTTGGACTCGATGAAGTCGATGGTCTCGATGCCACCCGACCGATAGTGCGGGGGATGGTTCACGGGGTCGGGTTTTGCTTCACCCGCCCACTCCTCGATTGTCATCTGCTTCGACTTCGCTTCGGGCTTTGCCGCCTTCGGCTTCGCTCCGAACTTTTTGTACAGGGCTTCAGCCTTCTTGATGCATTCTTTCTCAGCCTTCACCACCTTCAAGTCGTGGTCACGTTCGACTTGCGTATTCTTCTGCTTCGCCTTCTGCTTTTCCTTCCAGATGACAGTCCAGACGTTATTCTTTGAGACGCCCAATCGCTTAGCGATTTCAGCGATGCTCGTACCCTTCGCCAGATAACGGCGAATCTTTGCACCCATAGTCATGTTGTAACTCCTTGCGTAGGTTCTCTACGTTTGCTTCGTGGATTACTAAACTCACGCCCCCTGCGCCACGAATATCCGCAAGGTGCTTATCTTGTAGTGCGGTGGTCTTTCCACCGTTCGCTTTACACTCTATCGCATAAAATCTGCCGCGTAAACAAACCAGAAAATCGGGGACGCCGCTATTGCCGTAGCCCCCGGTCACTGGCATCGTGTAATACGCACCTAGTTCAGCGAGTATCCGCTTCACCTTAACTTTGACCTTGGCCTCGGGTGTCAATGTTCCTCCTCACCGTGTCTTAAGACACGCTTTCGCCACGTAGTTTGTTTAGTAGGCTGCTATCCATGATGACACAGTATTCATTTTGGCTAGTCTTCCACCCTATATGTTTTAAGTATTGAGGATACTCATCCGACCAAAACAGCGGCGGCACATAAAACATCGGGTCCAACCCGCTCCAGTCGTAGGTATGCACCGTCGCTATGATGGCCTTCAACTCATCCGGCATAGTATCTAGAGTGAACCGCCTAAAATATTTTCTAGCCATGTATACATGAAACAAGTCCAGCGATGGCCGGTGAATCATTACCCTGTACTTGTTGTCATGTTCAGGGCGCGGATCAACCTCGTACCACATATCCACGTATTATTTATTTAGTGAGAACATACACGGACGAATAATTATGAAGGCACTTACAGTATGCGCCTAACTCATAGTAGTAATGTGTACCCTCTGTAGGCAGCATATCAGCACTGCCGGTGTGCGCCTTGAGCATCACCATCGAGAACGTCAACGCTTCACGATGCTCCTCGGGGATATGGTCGAACGACGGATACCACTTGAACGGCACGGTCTCCTGCACATAAGAGTACGATGAGAGGTGGGGCAATACACCTGCAAACATATATTTATCCAACGCTGCACACATAGGCTCGGGACGGATTGCGCCTAGTATCACGCCGCCGTTAACGTCTTTGATGTACACCCACTTCTCGGTGGAGACCATATCTAACGTATCGGCAAGAGCGTTCTTAAACTTCTCTCGTTCTTCGATATACTTCTTGAACATAACATCGAACTGGGTGCGGTCCCTTGCGTTCATATCCAACTGCGTAACTTCGCCCATGAAATATCTAGCAAGGAACGTGGCAAGAGATGCGTCTAAATGATGTGGTGAACTAAACCTAGGAGCACCTGACGAACCCCTGCCAAGCTTATTGTCGATAGAAGAATCGATCATAACCCTGATGAGTCTGCTAAAAGTATCCGCGCTATTGCTCAAGTTACTATCAAAGACGGTCGCACAGTCATGCACGGAACTAGCCGACATCCGACTCTGAATATACTTCGGGTTCGATGTACGTAGTGCATTGGTAGTAGAGCGGCCAAGAAAATCTGAACAAATATTAAAAGACAGGGCATCATACTCACTAGATGCATTATCCAAGGATGCGATCCGCAGCCCTAACGGCGTGACAATCGGTACTTCAGATATGTAGGTTTTACCGTTCGCTGACTGTCTGGTCTTAAGCAGTCCCACCCTGACCTTGCCTGACGCACGGTTATAGACAGACACGAACACTGGGAAGAGCGGGGACGAGACGAAAAAATTCCTGTCCGCTACCGTGTTCTGCCCTTCCATGAAGATGTCATGGACGTTGAACTTGATTTTCTTACTCACGTTACACCTCGTTGATTAAATCTTTACCGTGTCTTAAGACACGCTTACGCCTTCATCACTACCTTTAGACCACGGGGCGGGGAAAAAGTTTCGTTCCCACCCTCTTTGATGAGCCAGACAGACGGGATGTTCGTCTGCCAATGCAGGTCGCCCTCCAAGTATCCATCGGTGAACATGACCATACAGTCTGCACTAAGATTATTCTTGACGATGTAGTCACTCACGCAGCCAGCCCGCGTACCGCCGCAGCCCATTGGTTTCAAGAGCGATGCGATGTTGGAATAGTCACCTTCGAATACCTGTTCACCATGTACTTGCGTGTCCCACCACAAGATACGCACCCGCTCCGGCGGCAACGTATCGCACAGTTCTTGAACACGTGATGCGACCTTGGCGATGTCTACGCTACTGATAGACCCCGACGTGTCGATAGCCAGTATCACTTCACCCACACTCTCGTTGATGGAACTCGGCAAGTAGTAGTTATCAGCCAGTCGATGTTTGTTGAACCTACGCCACGTCAACTCATCGGCACCACGCACATGCGCGGTCCAGAAGTCCTGAAGTACCTCGCGCCAGTCGATGTCTGGCTGCATCAAGTCTTTGATGACACGAGGAATCTTAGCGCCAAACCGCCCCGCAAGAATCCCGCCCTGATGTATGGCCTCGTCAATCGACTTACTCAACTTGTCGATATCGCTTGGCTCCATATCACCCACGGCATCGCCATCATGGTTGTCGAACGCTTCGTTCGGGCGACTGCTACCACCACCCTCGTCCATCTCCTTCTTCAAGTAGTCGTACACACGCCGCACTGACCACCCGGTGAACATCGGGTCGTAGAAGCAACCATTCGGCAATTGAACCAGATCGGGATGTTTTTTACCTACCTCCGTGATGATGTCATTTACCACGTAGTCCATGGCGATGTTCGCCAGTCGTTTGTTCTCCTTCCACAGGTCACGATGACGGGGTATATGTTTGAGCAACACGTGCAAGTTCTCGTGCAGCACCACACCCGCAATCTCGCGGTCTGTCAGAGACTCCATAAACTCACGGCCATACCGCTTGTTGTACCCATCGGTGTATGCCGTAGGACATTCGGCTTTGTTATCGACCACAGAAGTCTCGCCCATCAGGATGACCCCACCGTAGAGACAAGTCTCTGGGTGCTTAATCAACTTGATGTGCGCCTTCTTCAGACGTGTCTCGACGTCAATAATCTTTTCTGCCGTGTTCATATATGCACCGCCTCGTGTTTAATCTCAACCTCGAAACCCATGTCTTTGATACGTTTCAGATGCACTGCATCAAACGTCATGCGCCCCGCAAAGTCGGCCAATTTCTTGGCGAGTACGTTCGTCGGGTAGAATCTAAATATTCCATATTGAGTCTTCTGCAACACTTCCACTTTCATAGACCGTTCCTCAAACCAAAAGTTGGATGTTCTTTACGCCCCACTCGCGCAGGGTATCGTTCGTCCGTGCCAACTTCGCTGTGCGCTTGGACTGATACGCCATAGTGAAGAAGCACTCTTGTACTTCCTCGGACTTGATCCGATTCACGAACTGCATGAACGCGGACAAGTCATCTTGCGTCTCGATGGTGTCCACAGCATTGAACATGGTCATGAACAACACCGCAGGTTTCTCGGGCAGCGCCACGGTGTCCGGATTGGCTATGATATCTTTCACAGATACCAACTCCTTCTCCATCGACATGAACGCGGAGAAGTTATCCGCGAACGCCGCACCGCAAAGCCCGGCAAGGGCTGCTTGCGTCACGTAACTGCCTAACTTGTCACGGTTCTTAACTACCTCATCAGCACCGACAAGCGAACGTGGCGTGATGAAAGATGTAACCGGCCTAGTCGGGT